AAAACTTTTTTTAGCCTCGCAGTGGTTAAGAATTTTCTGGACTCTAATCCTGATGGATATTGCTTGTATTTTGATACTGAGGCAGCTGTCAATAAGTCACTCTTAGAAAGTCGTGGTGTTGATCTGAATCGCACGGTTGTTGTGAATGTTGTAACTGTCGAAGAGTTTCGTAGCAAGGCACTTAAGGCAGTGGATCTTTATATGAAAAAGGCAGCAGATGAACGCAAACCCTGTATGTTTGTGCTAGACTCTCTTGGTATGCTTTCCACTGAGAAGGAGATTACTGATGCACTCAACGATAAGCAAGTTCGTGATATGACAAAATCACAACTGATTAAGGGTGCTTTCAGAATGTTGACACTCAAGTTGGGGCAGGCTAATATACCAATGATCGTTACCAATCACACTTATGATGTCATCGGTGCTTATGTTCCTACTAAAGAAATGGGTGGTGGTTCTGGTCTTAAGTATGCTGCCAGTACCATCATTCATCTCAGTAAGAAAAAAGAAAAAGACGGAACAGAAATTGTTGGAAATCTTATCAAGGCAAAGACTGCTAAGTCACGTTTAAGTAAGGAGAATAAGGATGTCACTATTCGTTTATTTTACGATAGTCGTGGTCTTGATCGGTATTATGGCTTACTTGAGTTAGGGGAGATTGGTGGACTTTGGAAAAATGTTGCTGGTCGATATGAGATGACTGTTGATGGTGAAACTAAAAAAGTTTATGCCAAGGCAATTCTAAAAGAACCTGAAACTTATTTTACTCCAGAAGTAATGGAGAAACTTGACCAAATTGCAAAGATTGAGTTCTCTTATGGAACGAATTGAGACTACAATTCTCAGAAACTTAATACACAACGAAGATTATTCTCGCAAAGTTATTCCATTTATTGAACCAACATATTTTGAGCAAAGAACAGAAAAAGTAATCTTTGAGGAGATCACTAAGTTCATTGTCAAGTATGGTTCTGCGATTACAACAGAAGCACTAAATATTGAGGTTGAGAATCGAACTGATTTAAACGAGAGTGAAATCAAAGAGACAAGAGATATTTGTAACTCATTTACAGACTCTCCAGTAGATCATCAATGGTTACTAGACACTACTGAAAAGTGGTGTCGTGATCGTGCGATTTATCTTGCTTTGATGGAATCGATTCACATTGCAGATGGCAATGATGAAAAGAAGAATCGGGATGCTATTCCTAGCATTCTTTCCGATGCTCTTGCAGTTTCTTTTGACAATAATATTGGGCACGACTACTTACAAAACTACGAAGAAAGATATGAGTTCTATCACAAGAAAGAAGACAAAATACCATTTGATCTCGAATACTTTAACAAAGTCACGAAAGGTGGTCTACCTAACAAGACTCTTAACATCGCGCTTGCTGGTACAGGGGTCGGCAAGTCTCTATTCATGTGCCATGTTGCTAGCTCCGTGCTGCTCCAAGGACGGAACGTTCTCTATATTACAATGGAGATGGCAGAAGAGAAAATTGCTGAACGAATTGACGCCAACCTTCTCAACGTCCCGATCCAAGACCTGACAGAACTTCCCAAGTCATCATTTGAAAATAAAGTGACTAAGTTAGCAGCAAAAACTCAGGGTTCACTTATAATTAAAGAATATCCTACAGCATCAGCACATAGTGGACATTTTAAGGCACTTCTTAATGAACTTGCACTTAAGAAGTCATTTAGACCTGATATTATTTTCATTGATTACCTTAATATATGTGCTTCCTCCCGGTATAAGTCAGGTATGTCTGTCAATTCATATAGCTATATTAAGGCTATTGCAGAAGAGCTTAGAGGGTTGGCTGTCGAAGCCGAGGTCCCTATCGTATCTGCCACCCAGACCACTCGTTCTGGTTATGGTAGCTCTGATGTTGACCTTACTGACACTTCTGAGTCCTTTGGTCTCCCTGCTACTGCTGATCTTATGTTTGCCCTTATTAGCACAGAGGAACTTGAACAGATTGGACAGATTATGGTGAAGCAGTTGAAGAATCGATACAATGACCCAACAGTTAATAAAAGATTTATTGTGGGTATTGATCGTGCAAAGATGCGTCTTTATGATTGTGAACAAACTGCACAAGACAACATACTTGACTCTGGGCAAGAAGAGGAGTATAATTACGAAGATAAACCTAAGAAGTCATTTGACGGATTCAAGTTTTGATTTACTATACAGTATATGATAGTAAAGGAAATAAGATTGCTGATTGTGGAAACGAAAGAGATGCTAAATGGTTAGCAGAATGTCGTAAAGGCACTTTTAAATCTAATCGTTTAGAGTGGAAAGAAACAGTCACTATTGAACCTTTGGAATCTCTAAAGATTCCTTCTATCAAAATTGGGGGTCAGGAAATCCCCCTACAGCAAAAATTACCAGACACACAACAACAACCTTTGGACTTATGAGTAAAATTGATTTTGAACGTTATCAAAAATTTGTGGATGCTGTTACTAGCGATGCCTCTACTGATTTTGTTGCCCTTAGTGATCGTCTTGTCGAACTTGACGAAAAGGGTGCCAATATTGAACGACTTCTTACTGCTGGCGTTGGAATCAATGCTGAGGGTGGTGAGTTTCTTGAAATCATCAAGAAGATGGTTTTTCAGGGAAAACCTTGGGACGACCATAACCGTGAGCATCTTATTATTGAACTCGGTGATCTTATGTGGTATGCTGCTCAAGCCTGCATGGCACTCGGTGTTTCATTCGATGATGTGATTGCCCGCAATGTGAAGAAACTAGAAGCACGATATCCTGGTGGTGCATTTGATGTATACTATTCTGAAAATCGTGCGGAGGGAGACCTGTGACTACCTTAACGAAAATGCAAGTTGATACTCTTGAATATTCCTTTGCACATCTTAATATAGATTTTGAGGAAGTTCCTTCAGCAAAAATGCACGGAACTATGGAAGGAGTTCAACAACAACTTGATAGTGGTTCTAATAAAGTCATCTATTCTTACAGAAATAAAACTGGTGGAGTGACTATTACCTCTATGAAAGTTGGTGAGGAAACTGAAGAAAGTAAAGAAGCACTCAATACTGTCAGAGAAAATGTGATGAAGTATTGCAAAGATTTGCACGAATTTAGAAAAAAGGATGATACAACTAAAAATAAACTAATGGATGTAAATATGGTGGAGGGAGACCTGTGAGTGAAGAAAAGAAAGTAACATTAGAATTGTCTGTCTATCAGGCAGCAGCAATTCGTGAGTCTTTGTTTACCGACACTAAACTGTATACATATGGTGATGCGTGTCCTGAACGAGTTTCTCAAATTCGTGAAGCAATCGTTCAGATTGACAATCAACTTGAAGAGATACTGAAAGAAGACTGATGTATACGATTTTTAACTACTTGACAGCATTTTGGACAGTAGTTATAATGAATTGTATACAACCCGTTAACTGGCAATATTGTTATCGGGTTGACCAGTGGTTAGTTCCTGAACTTCAAGAAGGATGGAAAATAAAAACTGGTGAAGTAGTTCCTTATGAAAAAGAGAGGGACTATCTCAAGGGGTTATAACTCAGTTGGTAGAGTGCCTGTTTTGCAAGCAGGATGTCAGCGGTTCGAGTCCGCTTAACTCCATTCTAAATAGATTATACATGTATAAGTAAGATAGAGATGAAATCTTTCGTAGATTTTATATTTGAGTGTTATTTTAATAAGTTTTCATTTTCTTTATTTGAGGGAAAATATAGTGATGAACACGCATTCAGAAAAGTGTGGAACCATTTTATTACTCATAGGAAATATGGTAAAGATGTAAGAGATCTTATCAATGCTGGAAAATATGGTGAAGCTAGAGAAGCAATGGAAAAAGAAATTGCTGCTTCTAAAAACGATCCGAAACATCCATTAAGTTTTGAGAAAGCAAAAAGGGGATTTGAAAAGGGGAAAGATAATAATGCAAGTCAAAGTCAATCAACATATTATGATGAATTGAAATTAGCACCAGATAGTGTAGTAGCATACACTAAAGGTAGAAGAGGAAAGTCTGCTGCTAATAGATCAACTGCTTATGCTAAAGTAGAAGGTGGGGCAACTCCACCAACTACAAGAATGTGGAAAGATGTGGTTGGAAAAGAAGCAGATACTTCAAAAAGAGATATTTCTATTGCAGATACAAAAGATAAAAAATTTGGACAAGGAATTAGTTTAAAACAAGGAGAAGGGTCTCAAACTTTATCTGCAGAACCAGAAGAAGTCAGAGGATTATTCCAAGCTGCTGCTAAAAAATATATTCAAAAACTGAAAAAAGATGGTGCCTCAAAGGAGGAAATTAAAAAATTTGAAGCAAATGTAGAATCTAATATATCAAAATATATTAGAGCACAAAGTTTAAAAATTAGTCCAACAGAAAATAAAACAAAAAGTGATAAGAGATTGTCAATTGCCCAGTCTGCAGTTGATTCTCTTGTAAAAAATTATCCAGGATTTGATAGATTAGTTGATAAAGAAGCTGCGGGTGGTGAACAAAAATTTGGAAAAAAAGTTTCTGCTCAGTTGGATTCGGAAGGTCAAGACTTCAAAGATGCTTTGACTGCATTGAGAATTAAAACTGGAAAAATTAAAAAATCGGATTTATCAAAGGATGAACGAGCACGAGTAAGTAAAATTCAATCAAAATATAAAACTTATCAACAACTTTCTGACTACCTTAAGTCATCCCCATCTGGAGAAGCAAGAGAAGTTGTTAGGGGAACTTATGTAGATCCAAAAACAGGAGAAGTTGTTAGTAGAGCAAAAGCAGAACCAGTATCTCAAAGAGGAGAACTGGACCAAGAACTTGCTGCTAGATCTGGAAAGGGTAAAAGTAGTAAAAGGGAAGATGGATATCGTGCATCTGAAATGAGACGTAGAGGAGAAAAACCAGAAAGAATACAAAGATCTGGTGCTTTAGCTGGAAGAGTCGGAGCAGCAAAACCTGATGCAGATAGAACAGATAATCAGGCAAAACCACAACAAGGACCAATTACAGGAGCACAATCTGAACGAAGAGCAAAACTTGCTGCAGCAGAAGCAGATCCTGATATTCAAAATAGAAGGAAGGAATTGAGGAATGCTGCTGCCGCACAAAAACAAGCACAAAAAGCACTCTCTGATGCTGAGAGAGAACAGGCAGATGCGAGAGTCGTGACTAATAATGGAAAGAGAGTAAGAAGACAGCACGTTGCTAATTTCTTACAGAACAATCCTGATGTGGCACAACAACATGCTGCCAGACAAGCAGCTGCAGCACAAGCAGTTGATAATGCTCAAAAATCTGTTGCTGATATTCAAGCAAGAGCAGCACAAGCAAGAGAAAAAACTAAACCTCAACCAGCACCACAACAGCAACCAGAACCCACTAAACCAGAAGCACCACAACCACAAGTAAAGCAAGAACCAGTACCGGTTCCAAAACCAGAAGAAAAGAAAAAGAAAAAACCGCAGAGTGAATTGCAAAAAAGAATGTATGCTGCTGGAGAAAAATTAGGATTGGAGTAAAAAATGAATTTTGGAGAAGAGGTTTACAACATTATAACTTCATTTAGAGATTTTGATGTAACTGTAAAGTCTGCATCTTCAAAGAGCACGACTTTTATTGTCAAAGGTCCAGACAGGGCATCGATGCAGAAGAAAGTTGAAGATGCATTTATAAGATCTAAAATACCTAACAATAAAATTAAGAGGGAAAAGGTGGGAGCATCTTCTTTTCCTGCTACTGTTGTAAATTTGACCAACGATAAAATAGTCATAATTTATAAACCTGTTAGAAAAGGTGCTGATCGAGGAGCAGCTCAAACTAGAAATGTTGAATCTGCACAGTGTCTTTATGCAGCATTGGCTTTCCGTTCTCTGGGTAGAAAAATAAAAGTAGAAGATGTATCGACATCAAATTTTGAGAAATGTAAAACCTTTATTGATGTTGATGCTAAGTTTGAAGATATGTTGAATATCTCTGAGGATTGGATCAATTCTTCAATAGAGGGTGCAAATGAACTATATTCGAAAGTTGACAAAAATATAAATTGGACATTTCATAGGGGAAGTAGGAAAGTTGCTATTATAGAATCTAAGTTGAAAGAATTGAATAGAAAAGAAAAACTATTCAGTAATATCAATAAGTGGAGTCCTGCTGATTTTTACCTCGTATCAAATAAAATGTCTGAAGCAGACTGGAAAACAATAAAAGATGCTGCAACAATAAAAGGATTGAATCAATTGATGGTAAATCTTATCAATGATAAAAAATTGATAGGAGTCTCACTCAAAAAAATATCAAAAACTGCTAAACCATTCAAGTATTACAATCTAACTAAAGATAGAAATGCTGGTGACATTCAATATGTAAAAACTATTGTATTTAAAAAAGAAGATAATCCATTGAGTGCTATGGACACTTTTACTATTTGGAAACCTGGAGGTAAATTTGAAATTCAATGGAGATCTGACTCCGGTGGTCCATCGGGATGGAAAGGTGAAATTCAGGGTGCTTCTGCTAATCAAGGAAAAATTTCTTTTGGTCCACTAAACAAAATGTTAAAGTCTATGGGTCTTTCGGAGATACCAAATTATACAAATAGTCCAAAATTAAATGATGAAAAACTTATTAGAGAAATATACAATGATATTCAGGATATTCAAAAAATGAAAATGACTGAGGATGAGTTTCTTGCTCAAGTGAAGGGTAAAGATGATAAATGGAAATATGCTAAATTTACAGGGGTGAAGTTTGCAAAGATACTTGAATCTCAATCAAAAAAAGTTCAGGATAAAATCGTTCAAGAAATGTATTTTTATGCCAACTCGCAGTCACCAGATTCTGGTCCGTATGGTAAAATAGAATGATGAACCCACAAATTGACGAACTATTACAATCCTTTGAGGCAAGCACAAAGAACACAAGGGGGAGGTATAATGAGTTTCTTGCACACGTTTATGTCGTTTTTGATAAGCAGATTACTCTGTGTCGCACAGATCGTATGATGAATAAATATAAGAAAATGAGGATGAAAGTCCTCAGGTATATTGTTGCACACGAAAAAGAAATAATTAAACGTCTGAACAAGTAATGAAAAGTTTCTTCCAATTTCTGTCTGAAAACACTGCAACTCAGCAGGCAGCAAGATTAGGTCTGAAAAGTGATGGTCATGGTGGATGGTACGATAACAATGGTGAGTTTGTTGCCAAAACGGAAAAAGGAAGACTGAAGTTTTATAATAAGCGTCAAAGAATTGGTAAGCAGGATCCTCCATCGACTGATAAGGAAAAGAATTTATCTCAAACAACATACGAAAAAGAACCGGCACAAGAACCTGCACCACAACAACAAACACCGGCACCTGAAGAACCAGCAGCACAACAGGCACCTGCACAAGAGGGACCACCACCAGTAGAAAAAACCAAAGGAACTCTGACCGTTGCATTTGGTCGTTTTAATCCACCAACAACTGGACACGAAAAACTTCTTGATACTGTAGCATCAAGTTCTGATGATGGGGATTATATTATTGTTCCATCACGTAGCCAGGATAAGAAGAAGAATCCATTAGACCCTGATACAAAGATCTCTATTATGAGACAGATGTATCCAAATCATAGTGAGAAGATTGTTAATGATCCACAGAATCGAACAATTTTTGATGTACTGAAGAAGGCACATATGGATGGATATGCTGGTGTTCGTATCATCGGTGGTGGCGATCGTGTTGCCGAGTTTGAAAAGCTCTCAAATAATTACAATGGAAAACTCTATGCTTTTGATAATGTAGAAGTTCTCTCGGCAGGAGATCGTGATCCTGATGGTGATGATGTTTCTGGTATGTCTGCATCTAAGCAGAGAAAGGCAGCAGCAGAAGGAGATTTTGCATCATTCCGTAAAGGTGTTCCTTCATCACTGAATAATAAGCAGGCAAGAGAACTTTATAATACTCTTCGTTCTGCGATGAATATTAAAGAAGGATGGAATATGTGGGAGATTGCTCCGAAGTTTGATTGGAAAGGACTTCGTGAGAACTTTATCAACGATAAGATTTTTAATGTCGGTGAACTGGTAGAGAATGTTAATACTGGATTGGTTGGTAAGATTATTCGTCGTGGAACGAATCATCTGATTTGTGTCACCGAAGATAAGATTATGTTTAAATCTTGGATTAAAGATGTATCAGAAGCAGTGACGAATAGTAATGCTCCGTCCGGTGTTCCTGCCGATCAGAGACTTGTGGGAACTGATGCTCATCGTAAGTATGTTGAGAAAATGGTTCCTGGAAGTGAATGGGGAAAGCAATTTATAAATAAGTATAGAAAAAAGTAAGAATTATCAGATCTTCCAATGGATAAAAATATTTTTGAAGAAGGTCCTCGTAGAGGTCATGCTGCAGGAGATACTAGTATTGAGCAGCAAGCATCACAACTTGCTTCCGACATTAAGTATAAAGCAAGACAAAAAATGAAGGGTAAGTCTGGTTCGAATCTTAGTCCTGGACAAGTTCAACAACTCTATAGACAACTTCTCAATTCTTCTTCTGCACCTGGTGGTGTAAAGGCAATTGTCAAGAAGAAGTTATTTGGTGAGCAAATTGATCCAGGCATCGTTCCTGTTACTGAGCACTTGAAATCTTCTTCGGGATATGTATTCGGAAGAGTTTTTGAAGGTAAAGAAGAAAGAAAGTTTGTTGTTCGTGTAAC